CGACAACAAACTTGCACTCAACGCAGGCTGGGACAACGAGATGCTGGCGCTGGAGTTCAAAGACCTGATCGCCCAAGGCTTCGACGTGGAGCTCACCGGCTTCAGCGAAGAAGAGATCGACGCCCTCATGCCCCTGGAGCTGGAGGAAGGCCTCACAGACCCCGACGACGCGCCCGAGGCCCCCGCCAACCCGGTCACGGTCCAAGGCGACGTTTGGGTCATGGGCAACCACCGACTGCTTTGCGGCGACAGCACCAGCATGGACGACCTGGCCAAACTTTGCCAAAACCAAATGGTGGACATGTGGCTGACCGATCCGCCCTACAACGTGGCCTACGAGGGCGGCACCAAAGAGAAGCTCACCATCAAAAACGACGAGATGGGCGACGATCAGTTCCGCCAGTTCCTGCGCGACGCCTACACCGCAGCCGACTCGGTCATGAAAGCCGGTGCCGTTTTTTACATCTGGCACGCCGACAGCGAGGGCTACAACTTCCGAGGCGCGGCCAAAGACGCAGGCTGGACCGTGCGCCAGTGCCTGATCTGGAAGAAGTCCTCCCTCGTCATGGGCCGCCAGGACTACCACTGGAAACACGAGCCCTGCCTTTACGGCTGGAAAGACGGCGCAGGCCACCTCTGGGCTGCCGATCGAAAGCAGACCACGATCCTCGAGTTTGACAAACCCACCCGCAACGGCGAGCATCCAACCATGAAGCCTGTGGCGCTGTTCGAGTACCAGCTCCTGAACAACACCAAAGGCGGTGACCAAGTCCTCGACAGCTTTGGAGGCTCCGGCACCACCCTGATTGCGGCCGAGAAGAACGGCCGGATTGCACGGTTGATGGAGTTGGACCCAAAATACTGCGACGTGATCGTTACCCGCTGGCAGGCGTTCACCGGTAAGCACGCGCACCTGGAGTCGGACGGCCGGTCCTTCACCGAGGTGATGGGCGAGCGCAGTCCAAACTCGCTGATTGGCAGCGAAATTGGCAAGGCCGACAAGCCCAAGGCGGGCAAAAAGGCCGATTTATGACCAAAAACCACCGAATCACTGACGAAAAAGGAGAGATTCATGACAAAAACTGAAGAAAAATCGGTTGTAAAAAAGCAACGCGGCAAAAATGGCGGTGCCCGACCTGGAACGGGTGGGGCCATGCCAGGTGCAGGCCGCCCTGCTTTTGAGCCCTCAGAGACCGAGCGCAAACAGGTGGAGGCCCTTTCGGGTTATGGCCTGCCGCTGGAGCAGATCGCTGTGCTGGTGCGCAAAGGCATCAGCGTCGAGACCCTGACCAAGAACTTCGCAGAGGAGCTGGTCTCAGGCAAGGCCAAGGCCAACAGCCAGGTCGGCCGCACCCTGTTCCAGAAGGCCACGGGCGGCGACACCACGGCGATGATCTGGTGGTCCAAGACCCAAATGAAGTGGTCCGAGACGCAAAAGGTCGAGCACACCGGCAAGGACGGCGGCGCGATCGCTTTGTCCAGCGTGGACTTGAAGGGCCTCAACGACACCGAGCTGGCGCAGATGCAGGCGCTGCTGCAGAAGGCGAAGGGGGGCGAGGAATGAGCGCCAACGAACCCATGGACCCGTTCTTCACCACGATGAAGATCCGCGCCTGCGAGGGCGACGCCGCTGGGCAGCTCTTGCTTGAGGCCTACGGCAAGCAGCAGGTTCAGGCGGCCATGGCCCAGATTGCACCCCGCATCGAAGCGGCCATCGAGCAGTCAGCCCTGGACGCAGCCGTTGCCGAGCGCCAGCGCATCATTGGCTGGATGCGCGACGAAGCCGAGTCCGGTGGCCTCACCGCCTCGCAGTACGCCGATTTTCTGGCCATGGGCCTTCCATCCACACAACCAACCGAGACACCCCAATGAACAAACCTACCCTTCCCGAGTCCCCCCTGCCCGCGCTGCTTGACCACGACGGCCGCTTTCAAGCCCTCTACCCCGAGGACTTGGTGCGCCAGCACGGCGAGGACATGATTGCTTTCGAGCGCGCCCGCATCCTGGCGCTGCTGGACACCTTCGGCAACCAGTGCCAGGCGCAAGGCCAGGCCATGAGCGAGACGGGCCACGCCAACACCACGGTAGTCAACGCGCAGCTGGACGCCGTGCGCCTGCTGCAAGAGGCGATCAACGCCGCATGACTGCCTCGGCGGTTCACCCAGGCGATGAGGCGGTGCTTTGCCACATCGTCCCGCTCGGCGACTTCAAAGAGCACGAGCTGACCATGGCCTGCTGGTGCCGCCCAGGCTTGCACGAGGATTACGACGACGTCGCCATCCACAACGCCATGGACCAGCGCGACAAGCTCGAGCGCGGGGAGATTCGCGTCCAATGAGCGCCGCTGTCTCCCCCGCCGTCATGCTGGACCTGATCGCCCGGGAGCAAGCCCGGCGCAAGGCCAGCGCGTCGCTCTACGAGTTCGTGCAGCAGGCCTGGCACGTCATGGAGCCGGGCGTGCCGTTTGTGCCGAGCTGGCACATCGAGGCCATCTGCGAGCACCTGGAGGCGGTGAGCTCCGGCGACATTACGCGGCTGCTGATCAACATCCCGCCGCGCCACTCCAAGTCCACCATCGTCTCGGTGGCCTGGTGCGCTTGGGAGTGGCTCACGTCCCCCGAGCAGAAGTTCCTTGCAGCGTCCTACTCGGGCACGCTGTCCATCCGGGACAACTTGAAGGCCCGCCGCCTGATCCAGTCGCCCTGGTACCAAGAGCGCTGGGGGCACATGTTCCAGCTCTCAGGCGATCAAAACGCCAAGCAGCGTTTCGAGAACAACAAGACCGGCTACCGCCTGGCCACCTCGGTGGGCGGTACCGCCACGGGTGAGGGCGGCTCGCGCCTGATCTTGGACGACCCGCACGGCGCGCAGGACGCTCAGTCCGAGACGATGCGCGAGACGGCGCTCGAGTGGTTCGACATGGTCTGGTCCACGCGACTGAACAACCCCAAGACCGACGCGATGGTCACCGTCATGCAGCGTCTGCACGAGAAGGACATCTCGGGGCACATCATCAACGACATTGGCGGCTGGGAGCACATCTGCATCCCGGCTGAGTGGGACGGCAAGTCCAGGCGCACGGTGCTGGGGCCCTACGACCCACGGCGCACCAAGGGCGAGCTGATCTGCCCTGACCGATTCGGCGAGGCCGAGATCACAAAGCTCAAGCAGCTGCTGGGCACCTACGGCTCGTCTGGCCAGCTCCAGCAGGACCCGTCGCCCACCGAGGGCGGCATCTTGGCCACTAAACACTTTCAGCTCTGGCAAGCGGCCACTCGCCTGCCACAGTTCGAGTACATCCTGCAAAGCTACGACACGGCGTTTACCGAGCGGACCACCGGCGACCCAACCGCCTGCACGGTCTGGGGCGTGTTCACCCACCGTGGCCAGCGCAACGCCATGCTTCTGGACGCTTGGGACGAGCACCTGTCCTACCCTGAGCTGCGGTCCCGCGTCATCCGAGACTGGACTTCGCAGTACGGCGCGGACGCCAGCCCCAAGGCGGGGATGCCAACCAAGGGGCGAAAGCCGGACCGCCTGCTGGTTGAGGCCAAGGCGTCGGGGCAGTCGCTGCTGCAGGACCTGCGGTTGGCCAAAGTCCCAGCCGTTGGCTACAATCCCGGTCAAGCGGACAAGGTTTCGCGGGCGCACCAGGCAGCGCCGACGCTGGAGCTGGGGTTGTTGTGGATTCCCGAGTCCACCAAGAACCCCGGGCAGCCAGTTAGTTGGGCGGCCACCTTTCTGAAGCAGATCGCCAAGTTTCCTGTCGCAGAGCACGATGACTACGTGGACACCTTCACCCAGGCAGTCATCTTTCTGAAAAATGACGGCTGGTTCGAGTTGCCACAAGCGAGCGACGCGGACGAGTCAAGGCAGTACAAAAAGGAAAGGTCAAACCCTTATGCCGCTTGATCACATGAAAGCTGGAGACTGACATGCCTCCAGTTTCAATCCTTACAAAACTGCGCGCACTTCTTGCGCGAGAAGCTCCAGAGCAGGCCGCCACAATCCGCGAGGCAATTCTCCAATCCGCTCGCACTGGCAACGAGACGTCTGTGGTTGGCCCGGCCAACATCCCTCGGCGCTCAAAAATAACCATTGGCCGACCCGACACCGTTCAGCCCAACGTCAGCGACAGGACTGCCGCCCTTGACTACGCCAAGCCTGGTCAGGGCATCATCGACTTTCACACCCACCCTTATGGCGCGGATGATTCGAAGTTCCTTGTGCGCCCAAGCTCCACCGACCTGAGCTACTTCAACACCAACTACAAGCCCGGCGACTTCCAGGACCGCGAGCTGCGCACGTTGATCGTGCAGCCACCTTCTTTGCGCGACCGGATGCCCGCCTCGTACAGCATGTTTGCCACAGACAAGCCTGCCATTTTGGCCCCAAGGCTGATGGACACTGCGCGCAACGAGCTAGGCATGGCGGCGCGTAAGGGTCGATTCAGCTCAATCATGGACGACCCGACGTTCCGCGACTACTTCGATTACGGCGGCGAGCTTAGCGACTTAATTGCGGACGCCGCGCCGATGCTGATGCTTCGCCACCGGGCCGCACAGGGCGTTGGCCGCCACGAGTATGGGCTCAGTGGTCGAACGCTGACACCAAACCCAGAGTCCACCGAGGCCAATCTGCTCAAACGCATGGAGCCTGCTGCGCTAGAGGTTTTGCGTGAGAAAAAATATGCCACCGGCGGCGCAGTGCGCAGCC